GTAGTGGATGGTCCCGCCAGCAAATGATCCATTTTCGTCGTAGGTCTGCGACGGAACAGGATGAAAGTTGAATCCGCTGTAGCATGTCACGCTGGCGCGGACAAGCGGATCCGGCACCTCGGACGGGTAGAGGAACATCTCGGGCGTGGCGCCAGGAGGGGCGCCGGGCGGGATGATGGGGGCGGCGGGGTGCTTGTGGGTTCCCTTAGCCGTCGTATTATCCGCGGGGTCACCGGGAGAACCACTGCCAGAATCGGCGGCCATCGCTCCAGAGTAGAAAGCGGGCGCGTCTATTTTTGCGGTCCGAACGCCCGCAACCGTGGCTTCAGAGATCGTGATATTCGTGCCACCGTTGAGCTTTTGCAGGAGAGTGCCCGGATCCGTGTCCGGGACGTCAGCCTTCACCAGATGATCGCCCTGCGCCCCGATGTCCTCGTCTGGATAGCTATATCCTCCATCCTGTACGTGTTTCGTACGGCTCATGGGATCGCCCACACGTCAACCACGCACAAGGTACTTGCCCTGAAATAGATGTTCTTTGCGTCTGGGGGTTTGGTTTGGCGAATGCGAACGAGGCAATCGGGCGTGGAATGCGAAACGAAACGCGGGACCGACTTTAGGCCATGCGCGACCGCTGTTTCGTTGGTTCCGATTTCCATGTTCTTGATGATCTTCGGTTCCAATTGCGGCAACAGGTCGCGGACCCACTGGAATAGCTCCAGTAGGCTGGACGGCGGATGTGTGGGAAACCGGAAAGCCATTGATTGCTATGCAATGGTCCCGTAAAAAGAACTCGCTTCGACCGCGACGTAGTTCGCCGACGGGGGCGTTGCCCCGGCCACGATAGAGATCTGATTTCTGCCCGGCTGCAAGTCGCACGTTTTCTTGTAGAACACATTGGCCGTGGTTACCTCGCCGGAGCCCGATCCATTGATCGTTATGAGCGCGCTATCCGGCGCGTCCTGATTGGGTGCCCACTTCCACACGACGGTCACAACCTGATCCCATTGTAGGGCAATTCGCACGTGCGACTTGTTCGGCGCAGGCGCGGGCCGGCCGAGTGCGCTGGTCTTGTCATCGAATAGCACAAGTGTTGTGCTGGCGCCGGGGCTTGGAAATGCTCCCAGTGTGGCGGGGTAGTTAATTGGATGTCGCATGGTCTCTCCTCACTTGCTCGCTTGCTGTTGTTGCGCTTCGTATGCTTCCTGTCGCGTGCGGCTCGCCGTGGCCAGTTTCTCATTCGCGGACTTGGTCGGCTTCTTTGGCTTTGTCGTGGTTGGAGTTTGCGGCGCCTGCGTGACCGTGATAGGCGCTTCGTCAGGAATCTGGAGCAGCACGCGGATCATGTCTTCTTGCGCTGGCGTGATGGTTTTCTTCTTGGCCAAGAATCCCGCGAGGGCGTCAAAGGAAATTGTCTTCACGGTCTCGTAGTAGTCCGGGAAGCACGATTGAACGGCTGCCACCATGGCGGGCGATAACGTGCTCGACTTGAGATCGGAAAAGAAAGCGTCGATTCCATCCACCGCGCGCACAAGTTCCCAGATGTCCCCAAGCTCGTCATCGGCTAGGGCATAGTTTGCCGGCTGCAAGCCATCGGCGTTGTAGATGGGCCATTTGTCCGCGCAGTATTTGCGGGCTTGGTTGACGACCATTAGCCACTGAGGCAAGACCTCCAACGGGAGATGCTCCGCTTGCCAGCTCAAGCCATCAACCGGCGTGACCAAGTCCATGTGCAGTTCTTCCTGTTGGGGCGGTCGCGTCCACTCAAACCGCTGCGGTTTTCCCTCCGCCAAGAACTCGATGATCGCGGATTCGACGCGCTTGTGGAGTTTCAGCGCGCGGGCCACGTCCGCGACCGACGGAGGCTTCTTGGGAAAGATGCCCGTCGTGAGCGCGAGGCATTCGGCCGGGAGAGTCCCTCTCATGTCGTCACCCACAGCGCGAGCGCGGCAGCGAATATCAGCATCCTGTCGAGCGTCCAGAGAGGCGCTCCGCATGCTGACGTTGCGCATAGGTACGCGCATCCTGCGATGGCTCCCAACGTGGCCAATGCTTTCATCGTGCTCCTTGTCGGCGGCGGTGTGGAATGGCGGCGGACACAGCCGCACGCGGCGCCACCTTTGCCACCAAATCTTTCGCAACGCTGATCGGGACTCCCGCGATTTTTGCGATGGTCATGAGGTGGCCAGGATTGGCACCCATTCGCTGGGCCTGCACCATGGCCGCGACCGCGCGCTCAGCTTTCGCTCCCAGCGTAGGTCCGTACTTCATAGCCAGCGCGGACGCGACAAGGCTCGGTCCGGCCACGTGATGCCCCGCAGCCGCAAGCGTGAGCCCCGCCGCTCCCACGCCGGTAGCCCCCGTTCCTCCGATAATATCTCCCAGCTTGTGGGTAGCAGATCGCAGCGTGGTAGAAGGCGACGCCTCGCGGGCCGCTTTGTGCTCCAATGGTTCCCGTAACCGCTGCAAAAGCTCTTGTTGGCGGTCGAGCGCGGCGAGTTGATGGGACGCCTCCGGCCCTACCTGTTGATATAGTCCGCCCGTCAGCGCCCGCTTGGCTTCCGCATCCTCGGTTGCATTGGCTAGGCCGCGAGCCTCGCTGACGCCAGCGGTCCCCGTACGCGTCTCGGGAGGTGGAACCGGCTTCAAGCGTGCGGCGGAGGCGCGCTTCTCTGCGGCATCTCGGAACGCGAGCATGGGCGAATATTTCTGGTTGAGAGCGGCCAGTTTGCGCCCAACCTCACTGTCGGGAGGCATGGACCTGTCGATCATCGCGATGTGCTCGTCGAGAGCTTGACGCATTCTTCCCGCCGCCTCTCGTCCCATTTCCGCCGACTTATTGGGATCGAGGTACGATCCGGAAAACGCTTTGTTTTGAATCTTGGTGATTTCTGCGCGCAACTCCTCCGCAGGCATTCCCGCGCGGCCATCTCTTCCATGGGCCTGCCACACGCGCCCGATCAGATTATCAACTTTGGGCACGTCTTCGAGACCAGACGCCGACTTGGCCAGTTCGTCACGCCATTCAGCCAGCTTCGCTGTGACGTTTCCGATTGGGACATCGGCGGCTTCCCCCAGTTGATCGTAGAGCTTGGTCCGCTCCTTGCCCATCTTGTCGAGAGACTTTTCGACGGTCGCGAGAGTCTTCTCTGGATCGTTGACTACCTTGGCAAGTTTTGCTTCTTTCGCTACCCTGAGGAAATCCGCCGCCTTCATGCCCGCCCGCTGCTTGTCACCCGGATCGGCGCCATCCATGAGCTTGCCGAGCAATTCGTTCCCCTTGGGTTCTGGCATGGGCGGCTCTGGCATCCACTTTTCGCGAATGGAATCAATCAGCTTTTGCTTCTTAGCGGCGGCGGCCTGAGATTCGAGAGATGGATTAGCCGCAAGCTCGGCTCGTTGCGACTCCAGCTTTTCCAATACCGGGAGAACGTCAATGTTTCCCTTCGCCGTTTGGATCTTGCCGATAGTATCGGACTCGGCGGCCGCATGCTGCTCCTGCGCCTGGCGGATCAGCAAGGCCGCCCGTGGTCTATCGCCAGCCTCAAGAGCAGCTTCCACTTCCGGATTCGAGCGGATGAGCTTGAGCACGTCGCCGCGGTCTTGGCCGAGCGGCCCCATGAGGGCGTCCCGCTGGCTTGCGGGGGCTCCGAGTGTGGCTGCATCTATCAATGTCTCGTCGGCTTTCTTGGCCAATCCCTCGGGTAGCCCCGCCACGTAACGCTTGAGCCCTTCGGAGAGTTTGGCTCCTCCTCCCAGAACGGTGTTAGCGGCGACTCCTGCCCCAGCCCCGAGAATAGTGTCTCGAATGGATTTCCCGACTTCCCCTCGGGTCAAGTCGGCATCGGATTCCCCGAGGCCCTGGACTCCACCTAGCTCCGCGGCTGCAATCGTATTGGCACCGGAAAGCAATGGCTTGCCCGCAACGGGGCCGAGCACGGATCCGGTTACCGCATTGCCCGCGAGTTTGCCAAGTCCGTATAGGGTGCGATCCCATGACGACGCGGTTTTGTCCGCTTCGCGGTTCTCGTCGCGCAATTGCCGATATGAGCCTTTCCCGGCGAGCGCTCCAATCCCAGCCGCCGCCTCGTCTCCGAGTCCGAGGGTCGCCCCTTGGAGCGCGCCCCCGATGGCGGCCATGCGCTGTTTTTCGGTCATCTTGCCAGTAGCGAAGTCTTGTATCGACTGACTGAACGTGCGCGGCTTTCGTTCGCGGACCTCGTCCGCCGATGTCTTGGCGAGTTCCGCTGCAAGCTCCTCTGTCGTGTACGATGATCCCGGCTCATCGGTGAACACGGCACGCACGCGGTGTTCAGGTACGTACCCAGCTCCGCCTTTCAGGTCCAAGTGTCCTGCGGATGGAAGGTCTGGCAATGGCGTTGCGCCGAGAAACTGCCGGAACTGATCGAGCAGTTGAGAGCGTTCCGGGTCTACTGGGGCGGGTTGCTTCGCCGTAATCGTCGCCTTGGGCACCACGGGCGTCGTGGTCAGAAATTCGTTGAACTGGTCTAGCAACGGCTTTTCCGGCGCGGGCGGCCCAGTGATCTCCGTTGCTGGTTCTTCGGTGGAACCTGCTCCCTCTTCGATGTCGTCATCATCGACGCTCATTTACGACCCCCCGGAAATTTTTCGGATCACGGCTTTCGCTGCGTCGACCTCCGCCTTTGAGTGCAATCGCGGATGCAGTACGACTTGTTGAGCCTTGGCGGCGATATCTCGCACCGTCGGGGCGATTGCCGTAGCCTCCGGCGGCGTGGATGACTTTTTGAGGTTCTCGTAGGCGCGTTGTGCCCGGTCGGCGCCGGCAAGAATCTTCTTTTTCGCCATTGCATCCGTGTCGCTGAATCCTGCCATCGTCGGTTCAAGCACGGCCTTCGCCATGGGTCCACTAAGCACCTTCGATCCAAGCCTTCGGACGACCTCGCTGTGCTCCATCTTGTTGTGCAAATTGAATAGTTCTCTTTGCTCATCAGACCAAGACGATGGAAATTCTTCGGACGGGATGAGCCCTACGGCCCGCAATCCCTCATTTTTCGCACGCTGGGCCGCACTCTCCTTGTCTTGTTGCTGTTGGAGTTCGATGGAGTTCTGGTAATCGGCAAGCTCGCGTAGTTGATCTTGAGTGGGGGTATGTCCGGCTGCGACCAGTTCCTTGATTCTCTCGGCGTCCTTTGCGGCCTCTTCTGCGTTCGTCAATGCGTCGATGGACTTCGGATTGAAAGTCGCCGTCTTCCCTCCGATTTTCTGCGTGGTGGCGCTTCCGCTAGTCGACGTCTGACTGGAGATCTGCTTCACGGCATCGAACATTTCCTTGGCCTGCTTGGCGCGCATCTCTGCTGCTGCCTGGGCCGCCGCCTTCTGTGCCGCAGGGAACGGGGCCAACATACGCTGAGCGCTCGTGTCGATGACGTCGGTCTGCGCTTTTTGATGGGCCAGCAGTTCCGCCATGCCTTGCTGGTACGCCTGCTCGGGCAACTGACCGAGCTTGATCGCGTTTTCGAGCTTCAGCTTCTTGCGCTCGAAGTCCAGCTGGCTCTCATGCTTCCACAGCTCCAGCCCGCGGTCTCCCATCATGCCGAGTGCGATCAGAACCTTCTGTGCCGTGGACTTGTCTTCCCAGAGCGAACTCGGGTGAGACGCCTGCGCCAGCATTTGCGCCCGCTGAGCGATGGCGGCGGATAGCTGCTTCTGCAACTCCGCCTGCCGCGCTTCCACCTCGCGCGCCAACTTCTCCTTTTGGAGCGCGGCGTATCGCTCCGCTTCATCCTTGGCTTCGATGTCGTTGCGCGGTCCCGCGAGGCTCTCGAATTGCGGTTGGCCGGCCGCCGGCCGCGCGGCGAAAGTTTCGGCCGCAGTCTTGCCAGGGAGCTGCTCCGGGGTGTCCAAGTCCTTGGCGGTAGCAAGTGCGCCGGCCACATCGGGCGCTCCGGCTGGGTCAAATGGATCTGGCTGTGCCGCTATCGGCGGTTCGCCAAGGCTGGCGTTGCGCGCTTGCAATGCCTGATCGTTGGCGTCATTCCTCAACTGAGTATCAACGTCGTCCGCCGTGAGCGGAGTGGCGGCGGTGACGCCCTGTTGCGCTTGGAGCTGCTCAATCTGAGCATCGGTTAGACCGCGCATCGCTTTGAAGTTCATCGCCGTTGGCGATGTGGTCGACGATCCGCTTGTGGTCGTCGTTGTATCTACCGCTGGAGGCGTGAGGAGATCCATCTAGCGCACTCCCTTCTTGGTTGCCAATGCGTATGCCTCCAGGGCGACGCGCTTCGCCTCGTTCGCGCGTTCTAGCGCTCCTTTGCCCACCATGAGCCCGAGGGGTCCGTATTCGACCTCCTTGAGCCCGTCGGGGCGCTGGTGCGTGAGTAGCTTCCCGAGCGCGCCCGTGCGCTCCAGTCCTTGGGCCACGGTGCCGACGTGGTATTGAGCTCCGCCGTCAGTATCCGGGGCACCCGGCTTGTAGCGAAACGACGCCGTGGGCACCGACTCGGCCCAATTCGCCAGGTCGCCCTTGCCAAGCCGGTTGACTTCCTCCTTGGCGAATATATCCGAGAGCATGTCTCCGAGCCCCCCTCCTTCCCCGCCCCCTCCGCCTCCGAGCATGCCGCCCCCACCGCTTTGAGACGACGAGCTTGGCTTCGGATTGTCTGGCACGATGCCGAACTGTGAAGGCGCGAGGAAATTGGTCTGCGGGGTTGGCGCTGCGGTCAGATACGGATCCGAGAACTTCTCAGGATTCGACGACGTCCCATAGGCGCTGCCGAGCATTTGGCTGTACTGATCCGAGTAGCCCCCGCCGATGGATGGCGATCCAATGGGTTCGATTTCAGCCTTGGTTTTTTCGTCAGACAGCCCGATGCCCGAAAGGATTCCGCCGGCTGAACTCATCAGCTGGCTCGTGCCGCCCTGGATGCTCGCTTGCTTGGTCTTATCCCAGTTGGCCTGATATTGCGCCACGGTGTTGTTAGCCTGGTTGCCCGCTCCGGTGGACTGATTCGCGGTGCCAAGAAAATTGTTGGTCGCGCCCATCTGTGCCGTGTAGGCATTGATGGCGGCCCCCTGGTTGGCTTGCTGAGCCGTCAGAAGCGCCTGATTGTTGAGATTCCCTGCCTGGATGCCCGCACTCTGGTTGGCCTCCTGAGCCGTAAGCCCGGCTTGCAAGTTGGCCTGCTGCGCGGTCAGGCCTGCCTGTTGGTTAGCCTGCTGGGCCTGCATGCCCGCTTGGGCAGTCGAGACGTCGCCGGCGCGCACACCCGCAAGGGCGCCCGTGTAGGCCTGCTGCTTCGCCGCTTGCTCCTGTGCCGCGAGCGCCGCCGTGGTGCTAGCGGCGCCCTGTTCCTGCGTCCCGGTTGCCAGCATGGCGGCCCGGCGGGCCCCGGCACGGTCAACTCCGCGGGCTTGCGCCGCCTGTCCTGCTTGCTGGTTTTCGATCTGCCCCTCTGCCGCGCGCATCTGAGCAGCCGCGCTGCTAGGGCTATTGGCGGCTGTCTGTGCCTGCGCCAATTGCTGGGCTCTCAAATCCGTGGCATTTGTGCCGGTGATATTCTGTCCGGCATCGACGGTGGTTGTCGGTGCTACCGTGGGCAGGTTTCCTACCTGCTGGGGGGTGATCGTTTGTAGCCCCGTCCCGACGGTGTTGTATTTCGGACCAGCCGCCGCTGCGGTGGCGCCCGTCATGGCGGCGCCGTAAGTTTGCTCGGATTGTGAGATCTGCGGGTTGACGTTCGATGGATTCCAACTCTGATTTTGAGGCGCAAGACCAAGCCCCTGGAAAATGCTGCCCCCCGGAAGGCTCGCTAGCGTATTTTCTGCCTGACCGATAACACCGTTTGCGTTTCCAGCATACTGGCCACCGGGACCGGATTGCGCGGTGCCGCCTGTCAATCCGCTAAGCACCGAGCCAAATATGTTGGTTCCGTCGCCCTGAGCCTGGACTATTGGAGTCTGTCCGGTTGGAGTCTGTCCGGTTGCAGTCTGCGTTCCTTGCACGTTAAGGGGTGCACTCCCCGGGGTCGCCGTTGGGGTGGCATATGGGTTCGCTCCCTGCCCAGCGGGATTAAATGCAGTAGGCGCAGTTGAACTGGACCCACCCGACGCCGCCGCCGCCAACGGATCTGGTCCGTAGATGGGAACACCGTTGGGATCGTATCCTATGATTGGTCCTGGCATTAGATGACCCTCCCAACGCTAAGGCTTGCGATCTTTCCGCAATCCTGTACTTCAAGCGCAAAGCCAATGAACTTGAAACCTCGGCCATAGATGGATGCATAAACTCCCTCGTCCACCTGAAAGCGAATCGACTGAATTCGCATAGCATTCGGCGGTCTCGTGACGAATTGAGCCGGCCCCGTGGTCAAGTTAACTGGGCCGCTCGTGCTGCCAAAGCCCGAAAAGTCCGGATAAGTCGTCAGCGTGATCGTGCTCTGGTCTTGGAACTCGCCAAGGAACTGAATCCTCGAAAGGTTGAATTGGCGTTGCAACCCAAGCGGATTGATGTCTGACGTCTGCATCGACTGCAAGATCGCATGCTTCACGGAACTCACCGTCTGGTCATAGCATTGCGCCGCTGTCTGCTCAGCAACGCTTCCGTCCGTAAAGATCAGAGTCGGAATGTTGTGAACGATGGCCATTCCACACGGTGCTCCCAACGCGGACACGTCCCAGGTGTAGACGCTTCCAGCGGGGCAAGACTCTCCTCGGTGCTTGTAGTCCAACACGATGATCGTGCTCGCGTCTCCGCCGACATAGAACCACATCTGACGCTTTTGTTCCACGTGCAACGCGCACGTGATTGGGTTCACTGTATACGGGTCCGTTCCCGCCGTGATGTCGAATGCGCCCGGAGCCGCTTCCGCAACTTGCAGCGAGGCATTGAGTAGCATAAGGCGCCCCGTCTGCGAGTCCTGGAAATAGCACCCATCGGCCCCGTTGATGAGGCTCTTCGGGTTCGAGCATCCCGCCTTGGTGCTCAAGGTCTGCACGATGTAATTGCCCGATCCCATGCCGTCGGGGCCCGTCCCGGAAATGACTGCGATGGCGTCCCTTTTGAAGAATGCGAGATAATTCCAGTCTGTGTGGCAGATGCCAAGGATGTCGCCGGTCCCCTCGCCCCATTCGATGGACGTGATGTCATTCCACTGAATTCCGATGCCGTCGGCGAATTCCTGCGAAACCCAGATCCGGTTTCCATCAGCGCAAAATGCGCGGTCTTTCCAGATGTAGACCGCGCGAGCGTTCGGCGGGGGAGCATTTTCGAGTGCTCCCCCGGTGGTGTAGAGGAGTTCACCGGGGCCGGCCGCCGTGACAGCGGCGCTAATCGTGGGATAAGATGCGGTCGGACCGGCTAGAATCTGATCTATCCAGTCCACGGTCGAATCATTCACAATGACCGTGACCAACTGTAAATCAACTTGGCCTATGTATATTTCAATTTCCGCTGCTGTGCCCTCCATCAGGTGGCGGAGCGTCGGGACTCGAAGTCGCGAGATTGCCATGGACTCCCAAACAAGACTATTCGGAAGAATATAGGGAGATGAGCGCCAAATTGTTCCATCCGAACTTGTGAGGCGATATACGACAGCTACCGATGTGTCTCCCGTTGGCGCCACATAGCCAGACGTCACTGGAGCAAAGTTCGGCTGGGTGACATCAATAGTGCCCACTCCATCCGCCTCCTGAAAATATGTCCCGACGTTTGACCCGCCAGGCCCAACGACATGAAACGTGATCCCGAACAGAAGTTCCGAAGTATTTGCATTTACGGATCGCTGAATTACGGCCTGAGTAGAGATACTACCCACGTTCACTAAAGTATAAATTCCATCAGTTGGGTATCCTTCCGTGATGGCAAACTGATCCATCGTATCCATTGGCAGTGTCGGGTTCATTGGACCGTCAGACGGGCGATATCCGAAAAAGGCTCCATTCGCATTGCGCTGATATACGTCTATCCCGGATAGCTTGGTCCACATGGACATATCGTATACGCCCGCAGTGTTGAATGCCCCAAAGCAACGGACATCATTCGTTATATACGCTTCCGGCATCGACGGGTACACCAGTGGCCCAGCTTCTCGCACTTTCTGGAATCCATTGCAGATCGTCGGGATTGGCCCCGGCGCCAGCGAGTACCCTTGCCACGCGACGGGATTCTGCCACAGTGGCGGCGCATTCGTCCGCTGATCCCAGATTTGAAGCTGCACAGTTGCGATATCGACGCACGCGTTCTGATTTGCGCTTTGCAATCCAACGTAGATATTGAGCGGAGCGCCTTCAGCCGTGTAGAGGACACCGTTAACCATAGGCTGGTGAAGGTCGCTGCAATAGCTCTGCACTTGCAAGTCTCGCGTCGCCGTCCCGCCGATGTGTGCCGCCTGCCCGTAGGCGAGCTGGGCTAGGATCGCCCCTGTGTCCCACTCGCGCACATGAAAGGAGGGCTGCAAGGCCGTCTTGTCCTCCCATTGGGTGATCAGGTAGTCGTTCCCGCTCTCCAGCGCGTGCGCCCCAGTATTCGAGTAGTCGCGCAGGCGGATCCATCCTTGCGCAACGCTTGCCCCGAGTGCTATCCATTTCCGCGACCAGCTGGCGATCGTGGTGGTGTACGCAAAGCATTGCGTCGCCAGATAATCAGGATTCCACGTGCGAAACGTTCCATTGGTTGTCACGTAGTACGGAATGGACGTCACCGCGATCTCTATCCCGGTTGTCGTTTCCTTGGCCGCCAAGGCCCCATTGTAGAACCAACCGTAGCGCGCGAACAGCGTCGCATCGAAGTCAGTCGGGCTCCCGTACTCGTCGGGAGCAACAGCCGGGAATGAATCCACATAGGTCGTCACTTCCAGGGTGGCGGCATCTACGGATTGGAGGATGATGGCCCAATCCCCGGCGTTGCTGGCACCAACAAAGGCATAGTACCAAGTCCCGCTCGACGTCTGGAATCCTCCCGCCACGCTCGCGATGGTGCAGCATGCGGCCACGGCTTTGCCTTGCGTTCCGAGATAGGACACCGGACTCGATGCCGGACCTCCCGAAAGGGCAAGGTAGAAGTGCGACGAAATGGACTTGGCGTAATTGCTCGCACCACACGACTCTCCGCTGGCCGCACGAAATCCCGTAGCTGCCGATCCGGCTTGGCCCGGTGCCACGAATGCCGCCGAGGTGTCGTACTGGACGCCGCACGCCGCAATGGCGAGATTGTTTGCATCCACCATACCCATGGTCACGCTCGTGAACGCGTTGTAGAGAGTTCCGGAATTGACAAGCTGAAACGTCACATGAAAGGAGCCGGAGGATAGATTGGAGTGCGGAACTCTGTACGCGAAGATCTGATTTGACCAATCCACCCAGCAAAACCACAAATTATAGGCATCGAAGACAGGCGCATCAATGATCGCGAAGCTCTTGATCTGCAAGCTGACATTGCCAGAGATGGCTGCCACGGAGATAGGCGCGGTTTGTTGAATGATGGTCTCCCAGTCGCCAGTCGGAGAGAAGGCATCCGCGGCCGTATCCGGATTGACCTGCGCGATGACGAAGTGTCCCGCGTCTATAAGCCACGCGACATAATTGCCCGACTGCTTGGCCATGGGGGATTCTTGCTGACCACTTCCAAGGGCAGGAAAGCGCGTATTGACTTGAGTTACGAATCTTGTCGCGTGCCCCTGGTACTGATTGGACGTGTTGCTCGTTCCGCGCACATAGGTCGCGTCGGTGACTGCGTCTCTCGTAATGACTTGCGTTCCATCGGGGGAAAGAATCGAATCCGGGGTGATACCCCCGCTCTGATAATCATATCCCTGCCCGATGGCGGTAAAGCCGTCGCGCTTCGAGAACTCTCCGCCCTTCACTTGCTGGCAGTTCTTAGCGACGATCAGATCTCCGAGCTTCACGCTCTTGCGCCCGGTGTCCTGATCGGTGTCACCGTAGAACAGGGTAATGGACTGCTTCGCAAGAGCCATTAGAAGATCACAAAGTTGCTGCCTGATTCATAGAACGACGTTTCGGGCCCCCAGAATGGGGACAACTGCAAGCCCGTGCGCTGATGGGCACCGTAGCGCATGCGCAAGTCGGCAATTGCCGTTTCCTTGATGTCCGCGTAGCGCTGCATGTGGAACGAAGGATCTTCGTCATGACGAGCGCGCAGCCACGCGGCAACCGGGAGCGTAAGCAAATCCTCGCATCCTTCGGGCACGTTGAAGGAGTCGTATCCGTCGACCGGCCTCGCCACGTAGGTCAGCCTGTACTGGCCAGATACGTCGATGGCTATGCCGGTCTTCTGGTTCTTGATCGACCTCATGGCCATCGGATACCAGGAGTTCATAGGGAACTGGCGCTCGAATCGGATCACACGTTCGTAGTCGTCCGGCTTCGCGATGGTGGCCCCGCCCTGGGCACCAACCAGGGGAGGAGGCAGATACTCCACGGCGTAGAATTCGGGCATGAACGTGGAAATCCACCGCCGAACGCGCCGGTATTCCCGGTCAAGCTCGGCGGTGATTTGAACGTCCGTCACCTGTTGATCATTGTCGTGCGCCGTGGCCGACCGCACGGCGTCCACGGCATCTTCGATTGACATTTCGGCGACGGGCACGGCTGCGCCTTACGCCGTCTTGTATCCGTGAACGATGACGGTGCATCCGGCGTCGGCCGCAGAAGACTTCGTGCGAATCACACGCAGGACCGCGGCAGAGCTGACGATGGCGTTGGCGGATAGAATCGTCGCGGGCGAGACGACGGTGTTTGCCGCGACATTCACGCTGACCGCCTCGGTGATCGGAGTTGCTACCGTGCCGTTTGCGATCTGGATGGTGTCCGAGGCTCCTCCGGCGTTTGCGTCCTTGAGAATGCGAATGCTTGTTATGGTGAATTTTCCCACCGTGGAGTCAACGGTCGTGTCGATATTTCCCGTGGCCCCGTCGGGCACCGAGATGATGTACTCAACGGGGACCGCCGGGATGGTATTCCCGGCAGCAGCGACGGCGATCTTGCCGCCCGTGAGCGTGTTGTTGGCGACTAGGCTGTTGACGATGGCCAGCGCCGCGAAAGCGTCGAGCGCCTTGGCGGCGTTGAAATAGCCGGTCGCCATGACGGCGCGCCCAGGAGTGTCCGCAGAAAGGGCCCCTCCTGCGAGCGATCCCGCGTTCGCTGCCGTGGTGACGGCATCCACCCATGCCTTGATGGCCGTCGCGTTGTAGACGTCTGCCGGGTATTCGAGTTGGTCTCGCGTGACTGCTGTGACGGTCATTGGTTAGTTCCCTTCCTTGTCGTATTCGCCGCCCTTGTCTTCCTCTTCGCCTTCCTCGTTCTCACTGTGGGGCATGTCCTCGAACGCCTGAAACACGCTGTGCAGGCATTCCTGCAAGCGCTTCGCGTCCACCCTCCCAGCGCTGATCATCTTCGCGAGGATTTCACAACCCTCTTTTGCGCGCGTCTCCGCGTCGGTCTCGTCGCCGCCATCTTCTTCCCCATCGAGCGGGGCATCTGGTTTGAACGCCGACCGCGTTTTCTTCGGACTCACGCCGATGGCGATTGCAAGGTGCGGCTTGTCGCCTTCCTCATCGTCCAGCGGCCTGTCGGGTTGAAATGCCATGCTTGCCTTTCGTCGAAAGGGGCCGAGCTATCCCGGCCCCGTCCGACTGTTGACTAGGTGGTGGGCAGGTTCGCGATGGTGACGAACTTGCCGGGGCCCGGGACGACCATGGCGCCACGGAAGAACAGCCTCTGCTGGAATGCCGTCGACGTGGGCATGCGCAGGTATTCGTTGCCGTCGGCGTTGTCGGTGTTGACCAACTCGCCGTTGTGCTTGAGCATGGGGCCGAACTCCGCCGAGTTGAACGGGCCGCCCCAGCAGATGCCTTGGCTGATGTACTTGGACGGGGTGACGCGAACCTTGCCCTTGCCTCCGAGCACTTCGACGCCATCGAATCCCACGCTGTACGGGCCGATGTTGAGGCTCACCAGCTTGACCCGTTCCTTGTCGCGGATCAAGGTGGCGTAGTCATAGACAGACACCATCCAGGTGTCGATCTCGGTGTCGTACTGCTCGGCCAGCATGTTGCCCTCGATGAGGGCGTCGGCGATGGAGAGCGACCCGGCGGAGGCGTCCATGGTGATCCCGCAGAGCTGCCAGATGTTTCGGCGGGCGAGACCCATGAAGGACGTCTCACCTGAGGACACGCCGGACGGATCCACCCAGCCCCGCATACCGACGGGGCACTGTGGGGTGGGGCTCGCGGTGTTCTGTCGGAAGCCCTGAATGAAGACCGTGTCGGCGTTGCGGACCGCGTCCGTGTCGTAAGGACTGGTGGCACCGTCGGCGGAGCGAGTTTCGAGCACGACGTTGCCCGTCTGCGGAACGGTGCCGGACACGGTCCAGGCGTTGCCCCACCCGGACTGATCGCCAGCTCCGTCGGTTCCGCGCAGAGTCCCAGTGGCCTCGGTGGCACCGAACACGACCCGCATGCCGATGCGGAAGCGGCTCACCTCGGACAGCGGCACCGTGAAGTAGTTTTGCCCGGAGGCGATTACGGAGATCGTTGAAATTCGTCCCCAACCACGCTCGGCCGCCATGATGGACAGCAGGTGGCGAACATAGGCGATCTTCGCCTTGCGCTCGCGGGTGACGATGTCGACAACTTCGCCAGGACCGTCGCCGACTGCGGCCAGCATCGAATCGCGATCCCACATCGCAATGGCTTCGATCTTGGCTGCGTTGGTCGACCAGCGGCCTCGGAGAGCGGCGGCCCCGAGGTCGGTAGACGTGGCGATATCGTTCGCCAGGGTGTACTGCGCGTTCGCGCTGACACCCGTGTCGTATTCAACGCGGGTGATGAAGGCTCGGCCCAAACCATCGTTGCTCGATTGAGCCTCGAAAGCGGCCAGAAGAGGGTCGATTGCCTGGGTCCAGATGTCGACGATGTCGCGATTCTGGTGCTCCATGACCTGGGAGAAAACTCCCCCGAGGTCTCCAACTGTGAAAGTAGCGCCCATGATGTCACCTGATGCAAGGGCAGCGCTCGCGCGCTGGCCCGGTGGTTTGTCCGAGCATCACTTGTGCTGCGGACCTCTTATTCAGGTGACCCCAAAATCGCAGGATCTATGGATTTCGCGCCGACATGGGCGTCGGTTGCCTTTAGTAGTTCACAGAATCGTTAGGACGTCAACCTATTTCGCGGGCCTGGCTTGAAATTGAGCTTCTACCGTTGCCCGGAGTCGCTTCTCCTTGTCGCGCAGGCTTTCGCGCTTGGCAGGTTCGATCTTGATGGCGTCACCGGCATCGGAGGTCACGGAGGGCGTGATGGTGCGAACCGCTGCCGCGGGTGGTGTTGGCTTCTTGTCGTCCTTGGGGTTGATCAGCTCTTCGAGCTTTTCAATGCGCTCCTTCTGGGCCTTGAGGGTTGCGCGGATGGCGCCTTCCGCCTTGTCGAGTAGCTCCTTGGCCGTGAGAATCTGGCCGGGCTTGTCCCGCAAGTGCTGCTGGTAGAAAGCGTCGAGCTGGCCTTGCGTAACCTTGTCCGACTTCAGGGCGGGATAGTCGCCGGCTTTGTATTCGATACGGACAGCACCATAGAACTCTTCCTTGGCCACAAGATTGTTGGCCTCCTGACGCTGCCTCGCGATTTCCTCGGCGGCCTTGCGTTCGTCCTCGGCGGCCTTCAAGCGTTCGGCGATCTTCTTTTCGACGTCGGCTTCCGTGAGGGTTGGCGGGGCGGTTCGCTTCGACATCTCATCGAGCAGGTCGACCACGAAGCCGGATTTTTCTAGTTCATCTGGCGTGTAGCCGGCTGCCTCAAGGATGGCGAGCTTGCTTCCCTTGGTCCGCGCCGCCTCCAACTTTCTCGCCAGCTCGATCTCTTTCGCGTGCGCTGTCTCGGCGGCCTTTGACTTGGCATCGGCGGCTAGCTCACGCTCCCGGAGTTTTCGGCGCTGAGCAGCCTCCGAACTCGCGGCGGAAAGTCGTGCTAGCCGCGCGGCGATCTCGTCTTGCTCTGATGTTTTCTTCTCGGTCTCGACGGGCTTGGCAAGTTCGACAGGCTTCGGCTCGACCTTTGCCAGTGCATCCCCAAGTGCGGTGGCCGGTGCAGGGAGCGGAGCCGGTGCAGTGGGCGGAGTGGGTTTGGGAGATTGCACGGTTGTCGCGGGAGTCGCGCGGTTGACCTTGTGCTTTTCATTGTAGCGCTGCTCGACGAATGCCTTGAGATCGATCTTTCCTGGCGCTTCTGGATGCGCCGGCAGGGGCGTGCCTGGGACGGTAGCGGCCTCAGTTGTCGGGGCGGAAACGACGGGAGTGGGAACGGCTGCGGCGGTTACTTGGTCTGACATGTTTCCTCACGTGTGCGGTTTTGCTTTCGCGATTCTTTGAGCATGCGCAGCGACGCCGCGCGGATGGTTTTGCTATTGGGATAGCTGACGACTTCTCCTCGAAGTGCCGCGCGGATTACCCGCTCGCACACCTTCTTGGAGATTCTTCGCTTCACGATGGCGGGCCCTGCATGCCGGGGGCTTGAATGGAGCCTGGGTTGAGACCTGGCGCGCTTTGCACGGGCTGGATGGGCGGCAACGGCGGGGCCTCTTTCCTCTGCGCCGCCTTCATGAGCTTGCGCAAGCATTCGAGTTGCTCCGGTGTGTGGTTCTTGTTGACGAGCGCCCGGCAGTACATCTGCGCGCCGATCTGCTTGATGTAGTTCAGGCAGTCCGGACCCATCAATCCCGTCGGCGGGGTATAGTCTCCATTGAGTGCGTCTTCCACCATGCGCGTGGCAAGGTCGAGCGGTGCCGTCAGTCGGTCGAACAGTGCCGCGCAATCGGGGAGGTCGTCGGCGAGGCCTTTGGCCAACGTCATCGCATCGGCCAAGCCGATCCCTTGGAGGTCGACGAGCTGCTGGATCTTCGCGGAGACTGTTCCAGTCAGTCCGCTGGTGATCGTGAATTCGATCTTGTATTTGTTCTTCCGCATATCGACATCAGACCACTTGATTTCCTCCAAGAAGTCCTTGCCGGGCGCTCGCGTCAGGACGGATTTCCCAGCGAACGCGTCCGCGCTGATTCCCACCATGGCTCGGGCCACGTCGACCCACGCGGACTTCCAGCGTTCGGATGGGTCTTGCAGTCGGTCGTCGGCGAATCCGGCATAGTCGCGGATGGCTTGGCCGCTCGTGATTCCCTGGGGCATCTGAGCTGCGGACATGGAGCGAGATACGCCCATCTCATTGAACGCGCCGTCTTCGATTTCGTGGAACATGTCGAAAACCTGCGACGGAACAGGATTTGGAACCTCCAGCGTAGGAGGCTGCGTTCCCGACCACTTGACATCCTGCCAAGGAATGTCTCCGTTGTCCTCGCATATGGTGTCCACACGCATGAGTCTGCGGGGCAGAGCCCCAAGTAATGAGTCGTGCATAGTGCGCAGGAGTTGATTCCTCCAGCGGTGATAGGGCGCCAGAATTCGCCCTGCCGCCACACCACCCGCCCCGGTGAACTCGGGGAAGAATCGAATCAGCACCACTTGATGAAATGGGTGTGTGTACTTCTCGTTTTCCAGCACGACCTTGTCCGCGGCCATCGTGTAATGACCCGGAATGCTTTCACCTTGTTGGATCTTCCAACCCTCATCGATGCGCACGGTGTCGCAGGTGTTGTTGGTCGTCGGCTCGATTCCCGCGATGGCCGGACGCCGCCACTTTGGCAGCCTGCCGATTGCGTCCGCCTTTTTGGGGTAAAGGTCTTGGATCTTCTCGCGCGGGACCGCCGAGCGCACGAACATGTGAACGGGGCGCTCTCCTTCCTCGAATGGGAAGAACACTCCAAGCGGGTCCAAGCGGTCAAACCTAATCGAATCGTTCAGCGTATCGAACGCCACCTTCCCCGCCCCGAACCCGCGCATGGAACATGCGTCCACGGCCATTCGTTGAAGCACATCGCGCGTGTTAAGCTCTTTGTTAAGGCTGTCCACGTACCGAGTAAGTTTCGTGGCCTGGTTCTGTAGCTTGTTGTCTCCGCCGACAGTGATGATCTTCGCGGCGAGTTGTCGACATACCCGTGCTGTCATGGCGTCGATCACTTCGCGGGTGACGTTGAACCCGAACTCAGATAGCACCCTGTTCGTGGTTCTCTGGAGCGCGCGGGTGTCGGTGTAGTTTGTATCCGGTACAATCTCGGCGGCGAGAGGCCGATTCCAATACTGCCGCCCCAGACAGCGAGCAAGCACCAGCTCGGTCGCGTGCGTCTGCTGGACCTGGTCGACCACCTGATGGAGTCGCTCCGGTTCTTTCGTCCACGAAATAGAGCCCGTGAAGTCGTTCTTTTCTCCTCGTTGCCTGCTGAGCTTGCCCATCGCTTATACCTTTCCTAGGTCCACGTCGACGCGGTCACCTGTCTGGTTGTCCTTGGTCTTAACCGCGTCGCGCTTCGTGAGATGCATCTCAAGCATGCCGTCTTTGTAGTAGGTCGCTCCGTGCTGCGTGAGCAAGGCTATGCGCGCCTTCAGGTCCGCAAGGGGAGTGATCCGCCCCGTTTCACTTTCTCTCTCTATCTTAGTTCGAATTGCCATGGTCGTCTCGCGTCCTTCTCTTGTTGGAGGAAGCGCGCAATACGTAGGCGCTCCAGTTCTGCGTCGATGCTCTTCGGTTTCGGTTTCTCTTTAGAAAGCCAGTTGTAAGCACCGTGAAAAGCGTATCGAGTAGCCGGCATGACGTCCGAGTGGTATGTCTCGGGATTGGTGCAAATCTTCGCATCCCTGGCGATGAGTCCAAGCGGATTTACCCTAAGCCTTCCGCTGCGGAATTCATCGTTAAGCATGCGTTCGCTCACCTCTACGCTTGTGGGCTTTGGGGTGAAATCCAGACCCATGAGTCGCGGCTTGAGCCATTCGAGCATCTTGACCGCGCCTGCTCCGCCTGTGTCCGCACAAATGGCCTGCATGGGTTGCCAGCGTTTGAACGTCTCCAGCACACGCCGACAAAATGCTTCCGAGTCTTGGCGATCTTCCCAGCTCTCGCGCTCCCAGATGGCGTGAGTTCCATCGTCAATGCGCCATCCGAGCACCACGCAAGCGTCCTTGTCGTTCCCTTCGCGTGCTCCGCCGATGTCGATTCCCATGGCAAAGCGCCACGTGGTAAGCGGAATCCCCCGCGCGTCGGTGAGGAATGGAACGCCTGTCACCGGCCAATCGTTGCGCCCCTTGGCGTATGCGTATAGGAGCTTGCTCGGGTCGGTGACTTGGCGGCCGAAGATTTCCCTTTGAATCAGATAATCATTGCGTTCCGGCTTCGCGAAGTCGATCTCGTATCCGCGAATTTTCATTGTGTTGACGATCTCGTCTCGGTCGATGAACGGATTGTCCAGCAACGTCCACGCAGGCAAACCGGGAGCGGCCCCGAGTCGATCCCATTGGTCGCCCATGACAGCCTCGTACCAGAGGCCCGCCTCTACGTCAGCTGGAGTTCCTTCCAGGGTGAGCGAGCCTCCACGGTCGATCAGTGTCGGGAGAATCGTCTTGTCAACGAGTCGGCGAAGCATCTCGTCGTCGAATTCTTGGCACTCGATCAGCACGATGTCGTTCCACAGGAATCCTAGCTTCTTGCCCACCTCGTTTTTGTCGTCGCAGCCAACGACTTGGACGAAACTGCCGTTTCCGAAGGTGATGTTCAGTTCTGTCGAGTCGTGGTGCGCCTCTGGGATGTGGTGCGACTCCATGATCTCCCGGATGCCGGGATTCCTCGGATCGCCAGTTTCGTAGACCTGTTGTTTTCCTAGAATGCGGGTGTGGTGGATGATGAGCGTGCGCCATCCGGGCCGCTCCGAACTGCGCTTGACGGTGCGGAGCCTGACCCCGTATGTCTTGGCGGCACGGCGACTGCACATGAGGCAGATGGCGCGCGATTCGGCTTGGATGAATTGCCACTGCGCCGGAAACGAGTCGGCTTCGGTAATCGGTATCCACGTGGCGCCTGTCTGCCTCGCTGCGACCGCTGCGAGCTGCTCAAGGGCGAAGCTGGAGGCGCGATTGCTCATGACGGCGCGCCTTCTCTGTCCTTGCTGCCAAGTGCTACGCGCGGATTAAACAACGCCGTTTCGAGCACTTTCCGCACCCGCACAAACCACAAGCCAGGCGATTCGCCGGGAAGCAATGGCACGCGCCCACTGCCAAGCATAATCGAAAGTCGTTCGCGCTCCCCGTGGCTCAAGGGGGAGCCATTGGACCACTGGCAACCCCTCCAGGTTTTGACCGGGATGCGAAGGCGCGGCTTCACTGTGGATCCTCTTTACACCGCTTGCACCACGTCGCTTCTGCCGGCTCTCGCTTCATGCTCCCACCACATCCGCGGCACTTGCTCCCAAACGCGGCCTCGTGGCCTGCCTTGTACAACTTCGTGACGGGCTTCGAGCGTATCGTGTTGCTCGTACTCATTTGCTCTTGGCCTTCCGCTGAATGTCGTATGCAATGGCAACGGCCTGCTTGACGGGGCGCCCCGCTTTGACTTCGGTGGCGATGTTCTTGAGCCTCGCCAGCTTCTTGCTCGACTGGATGAGCGGCATCACTTCATCTTCTGCTGCCCCTGCTGCTGTGGCGGGTTATCGTCGTCACCCAGGATCATGGCATTTCCGATGCCAATCGCGCACCAATCTGCCGACGGGTCTTTCCCTCCAGCGCTGCGGTTCCACGACCGACTGGCATCTGTCGGGTTATCCTTGTGTCGCCCTTTGCGGATGATGATCGCCCCGCTTCGCGGTTCGTATTCGAGCGAGTGCACCACGGCCTGACCATCGATTGGATCTTTCACCACATCGCCGGGAGACAGGCTCCCGATACGCCCCATACCGGGAAGAACTCGCGGCTGCATGGCCGCCCCGTCAAACTGCATGAATCGAACGAGCTTGATCTTCATTCTTGGATCTCCTTGGGGATTTTCGTTGTATGCGTTTGCATGTTTCCCATGCCCACAACAGAGGGTAGGAACACTCGGAGCGAATCCGCTCCGCATGCGAGGTCCAATAGACAAGAGGCATCGGGACAGATTCTACGAGGGCTGTCGTCAGTTGGCTCCCGATGCCCCAGCGCCGAAATGCCGAGCGTACATAGGTGAAGACGATTTCGCCGTCGCGTGCTATGGCCCATCCAACGATACGATCCGCGTCTGTCCCCAGCGTGGCCGACATGCAACTGGCGATACCACTGCGAAGGCATCGAGCAAGCTCCTCTACATGCGGGCGAACGTCCGCGTGATTGAGAGACTCTAGCGCGATCCCGTCCTCCAGGATGTGCCGGCGGAACGAGTCGAGAACGAACGCATGATCGGCCGCCACCATCGGGCGCAGGGCGATGGCGTCCCGAATGTTGGCGTTCATGGTTGCGGCCATTCCTGGTCTTGGGCTGTCTCCGGTTCTGGTGTTTCTTCTGCTGGCTCAGCCGTTGCCTCGATGTCCAGCGCAGACTCCTCGCGCGCTTCGATCTCATCTTTGGCAATCTTGAGATACGACTCCGAGTCTCCTGTGCAGTCGCGAAAAAACACGGCCAGTTCTTTGGGAGTCATCGAGTACACCCTTGAGCCGAGCACCTTCAGCGCAAGCTCGGCGGCGTCGTGGGCGACTTTGCGCATGTGCTCGGCTAGCGCCAACGACCGCACGTCCTCGGATTCGGGTGGTTTCCCCTCCGCATAGGCATAGATCAGCTTGGCCGCCTCCACACTGTCGCGGGCCGAAGCCACGCGCAAAAGTTCCCCTTCAGAGTCTTTCCCGATCACCCGGACTTCCCATCTCGTGGCCACCTCGATCAGGTGCTCCAAGATTCTTGCGCGCTCATCCTTGCCGTCTTTCCCGATCTGATCTAGGCGATTTTTCATCCATGCGAGAGAGCGCTTGCCCGACGGATTCCCCGAAACGCCGGGCTTAAATCGCGTCGCTATGCTCGGATTTGGGTTTCCCATTTCCTGCTGATTCCTGCTCTCCCCTGCAATAGGATACCAACCCGCTCCAAAAGTCAAGCCCCGCGCGCTCTGCCTGCACGTTTCGTGTCAATTGCTCAATACGTGGGCGCGTGACGCGCGGGCGTAGTGCTGCCCGTCCGAGTGACCGAAAACGTCACCTAAAGTGACAATTTATGGCACATGGCTCATTTTTGCGGCCCTACGGCGTCATTGGTCAATTGCACGCAACACATTGAAATGTTTGCAATAACGCTGGCGCACTTTCTTGCCGAGGCGCATCTAACGCATATGCTGTCTGTAAGGAGTGTTACCGAAGACGCGTCAACGTGTCGGTGCGTGTCTCATGGTTGATTACTTGTACGATATTCACGTGTGCTGAAAACCAAGGGTTTACCGAGTGTTATGCGATCCGAAAATAACTGTTGACAAGCCCAGCGGCGCGGCATTCACTCACGCGCGGCACTTCCGGATGGACCGTAGGGACAGACGGCCTAGCCTCAACGGAGACGGAGAGCCCGCACCAAGCCGGATGCCTTCGGCGAACGCTCGCCGCCGCGGGGCTCGGGGCATTTGGAAGCCGGAGACCAATACGGAATGTCGTGATGCCAACATCCACCCCAATGTTAGCGCCAGTCGCAGGCAGAGGCTGGGGCTGGATGCAGTCGCAGGCAAAGGCGACGTACCAGTGGCCATCGCCCGAAAGCGT